TTATTGGAGACAAATAATGGCAATGGATCTTATTGGCTTAAACCCAACAGAAATAGAGGGAAGGCACTTCAGAAGAAACCTAGTTTCTTGGCATCACATGTGGGATGTAATTTCTGAGCTTTATCCTGATACAGCAAGCAAAGTTGTTTATGCGTACTCAAATGATGGGGATGGTCTTAATGCAGACGACGCAGATTATCTAGCAGAACAAATACTAAACGATTTAGACATGGAGTCTAGCAAGCTTAGGGATTATATATTTTGTAACTTAACTCAAAAAAATATAGCAGTTCCAGATATAACAGATTTTTCAGATTTAGTTTATTTTTTAAAGTCATGTGGAGGATTTGAAATATGGTAAAACTTTATCAAAGTAAGGATTGGCTACACAGAAGATATGTTGTTCAAAAAAAGACGGTGACTGAAATAGCTTTGGAATGCGGAACTTCTGCAATGACAATACAGAGGTACTTAGTACAGTTTGGATTAATTAAAAAGAGATGAATAGAAGAGAAGCATTTGATAACATATATTTAAAAAATGTATGGGGATATAAAAGTGGACCAGGATCAGACCCAGATTTTGCAAAGCGCTGGATTGATGTTGTAAATTCTTTTTTAGCGCAGGAAGATATTAAAACTGTTATTGATATTGGTTGCGGAGACTGGAGAATTGCAAAAAATTTTAATTTACAGGGTAAGGACTATACAGGAGTAGAAATTAGCACTGTTATATTTAATGAAACTGTTTTAAATTCTGCTGAGAATATTAAGTTTATCAATGATGATTTTGAGACTTTAGACATTCATGACGCAGACTTAATAATAATTAAAGATGTACTACAACACTTGACAATCGAGTCCATAAATAATATAGTTAATAAAATTATGAATAAGTCTAGGTATGCATTGTTTTGCGATGACATGTCAGATGATAATAACAAAGAGGATGTTTATGGCGGGTACAGGCATATAGATTTATGCTCAGAACCGTTTAATTTTAATCTAAGAAGACTAGGTAAATTTGGCGATAAGGTTATCAGCCTATATGTTAAAAATGGAGAAGTAAATGGCAAAGCCAGTATTTGAAGACGTAAGGGACTTTAATTGCTCAGATCTATATCTAAAGTCAGTTGGTGCCCCATCTGGAGCTAGAATTTGGTTGGCATGTCATGAGATTGCACACCTATTAATTGAAAAGAACATATCTTATGGAGATTCAGCTTTAAATCCTGCACGTATTTTTTCGTCGGCGGATTCAACAGAGCAGTTAAAAGTTCGAATTGATGATAAGCTAAATAGAGTCATGCACAACCAGGGTTATGCTGGAGATAATGACATTGATGACTTAATTGGGTATTTAATTTTATTAAAAATTGCAAACAAATCTTAGTTGACTAAGATGTGGTATACTTAATACATGACTGAATTAGAGCCAGCGGTACATTTTGACCGCATGAATAAGGTAGTTGAAGAGCTACTTAAGGGCAATACGCCTACCCAAATAGCAACATCTACTGGCTTTAAAAGAGCTGAAGTAATTGAGCTTATAGATGAATGGAAGCAGGTAGTCCATAATGATGTGAGCTTGCGTGGCAGGGCTAAAGAGGCTATCTCTGGAGCAGATCAACATTATGCTATGCTTATTAAAGAGGCTTGGAAGACTGTAGAAGACGCTGACACACAAGGACAGCTTAGCGTTAAAGCTGGTGCTCTGAAATTAATTGCAGATATAGAAGCTAAAAGAATTACAATGCTTCAAGCTGTTGGTGTTTTGGAAAGCAATGAGATTGCATCACAAATTGCAGAGACAGAAAGAAAACAGGAGATCCTAGTTGGCATCTTAAAAGAGGTAACTGCAACATGTCCAAAGTGCAAGCTTGATGTAGCAAAAAGATTATCTCAAATTACAGGAATTGTAGAGTCAGTAGTAGTAGAAGAGTCAGATGTCGTTTGATTTTGAAGATTTGATTGATCTTCTTGATGGCGAAGAGTTTGATGAAAAGCCAGTACAGCTAGAAGAGTTTGTAACAAGCCCAAAGTATCTTGGCTTGCCTCCATTATCAGAACTACAGTACCTTCTTATAGAAAAAAGTTCTCAGATATACAAAGAGTCAACACTAATTAAACTTTTTGGAGAAGAGCGTGGAAAAGAAATTGCAAAGCAAACAGCCACTGAAGTAATTGCACAGCTTGGCAAGGGATCTGGCAAAGACTATTGTTCAACAATTGCAGTTTCTTATATAGTATATTTACTATTGTGCTTAAAGGATCCAGCTACATACTATGGAAAACCTCCAGGTGACTCAATTGATATTTTGAATATTGCTATTAACTCACAGCAAGCAAACAATGTTTTCTTTAAGGGATTTAAAACAAGAATCGATAAATCCCCTTGGTTTGTTGGCAAGTATGAGTCAAAGGCTTCTGAAATGAAGTTTGATAAAGCAATTACAGTACACTCTGGTCACTCCGAAAGAGAAGCCTGGGAAGGATATAACGTAATTGTTGTTGTGCTAGATGAGATATCGGGCTTTGCAATTGAAAATACAACTGGTCACGATCAAGCAAAAACTGCTGACGCAATCTATGACATGTACCGTGCATCTGTTGATTCACGTTTCCCAGACTTTGGTAAGGTCATATTGCTTTCGTTTCCAAGATTTAAAAATGATCCTATACAAAAATTTTATGAATCAGTAATAGCTGAAAAAGAAACTATAATTAGAAGCAAAACCTTAAAGATGGATGAGGATCTTCCAGACGGAATAGAGGGCAATGAGGTTGTTGTAGAGTGGGAAGAAGACCATATCAAGTCATACTTAATCCCAAAGGTATTTGCGCTTAAACGACCAACTTGGGAAATTAATCCAACCAGAAGTATTGAAGATTTTAAAACAGCATTTTATAAAAACAGTTTAGACGCACTTGGTAGATTCGCATGCATGCCACCAGAAATGGTTGATGCGTTTTTTAAGTCTAGAGAAAAAGTTGAAAAAGCTTTTAACAATACAGGAATAGCGGTTGATAAGTTTGGTAGATTAGAGGAATGGTTTCAGCCAGATCCAGAGAAAAAATATTTTGTTCACGTAGACTTAGCTCAAAAGCATGACCATTGTGCAGTAGCAATGTCTCATGTTAATAGGTGGGTTAATGTAAAAGTAACAGATAATTATTCTCAACCAGCACCAATTGTAGAAGTTGATGCAGTTAGATATTGGACCCCTACCCCAGACAAGTCTGTTGATTTTACAGAAGTAAAAGACTACATTCTTTCTCTAAGAACAAGGGGGTTTAACATAAGCGTGTGCACATTTGACAGATGGAATTCTCATGACATGATGCAACAACTAAAACAATATGGTATCAATACAGAGATTCTATCTGTCGCTAAAAAGCATTATGATGATATGGCTATGGTAGTGCTAGAAGAAAGACTTTCTGGCCCACATATACCTCTTTTAATTGATGAATTACTTCAGCTTAAAATTATGAGAGATAAGGTAGACCACCCTAGAAAAGGATCCAAAGACTTAGCGGATGCCGTTTGCGGATCTATATTTAATGCGATAAGTAGGACTAGACCAGATAATAATTCTGAGATTGATGTGCATACATATGACTCAATGATGTACACAAATGATTTTAAGGTTGAAGATAAAGATATATCACTTAACATGATTAGGCCACCAAGAATGCCAGATAGGTTGTCGGAAGCAATAGAGAGTATGGAGATAATATGAGCGAGTATCAGGAAAAAGCAAAAGAATGTAAGTGTTGTGGCAAGCATGTTCCACTTCCTACTGTATTAAAAGAGCTAAATGGAGTAACGCTATGCCCAACGACATTTGCAAATGTAATGGAGTATAAGAGAATTTGGGCGGCTTATGGTAAACGACCTTCTGGATCAATAAGAAAACATTTTTCAGAATACGTTCAGTCTTTAGTTGAAAACGATAACCTTAATGATGTCGGATGACATTTTAGATAAAAGAATATCCTACGCAATGAACCCTGAAAGCGTAGAGAGCACCGTGTTTAAAAAAAGTACAGTATTTGAT